TGATCGGATAGAGGAAGAAATCGCACTCGTTACATTCCCTGTAGTAAAACTACGTACTTGATTGGTTCCTGTTTCTTGTTCATAAAAAATACTACGCCCATTGCTTACTCCATTAATTGTTGGAAGAGTTGGCTTAGATGTTGATTCATATTGAGTAGCAAAAGGTAAAGCATAAATATCTGGATTACTCCAAGTTGTTCTATCTAAAGTTCCTGTTGTCCAAACATTTTCTAAATAATTGTAAGTCACAGTTCGATCTATCTGAGCAGCTGAATTTTGAGGATAGAACCAAGAAACTTCGTTAAATAAAGCATTGTGCCCAGCAAAAACTAATTCTCCTCCAGTATCGTAATTAATACCTAAATTATTTCCGTCGGTTGTAAATACAAAATCTTCCACTAAACAAGGAACAGGTTTAACTGATCCATCAAACATGAAAAATCCTCCACCATTTCCCATCCAGAACACTACACCATTAGCATACACAAGAGAGTGTTGGCCAATTGCACCACAATCTGAACCAACTTGCCTTATACTGAAAGTAAAAGGTGGTCCTACATATTGCATTACATAGGCGGCAGTATCTGTTAAAATTAAGATATAGTCTTTACCTTGTACGGCTCCTACAATTTTATTGCCTTGATCCAGATACATGGTTCCAGCCGTATTAGTAGAAGTAGGAACATAATCTGTTTCATCTTCCTGATCTGAAAAGCGAACATACATTCGATCCTGAGTGGTATCATTTCCAATCGTAGTTTCGGTTCCTAATTGAATTAAGTGTCTGTCGCGATCAGATACAATAGACATTACGGATCTAGTTGGATTGCCTGTAGCTACAACTGCCCGTTTGGTTAAAGGATCAACAAGTCCTGGATCCCAAATAAAAGTTTTACCATTATGAATGGTAGCAATTAATTTTTCTCCAAAATTATTTAAAGACCATGAGCCTGGATCCAGAATAAGTTCTGAGGAAGTTCTAGTCGTGCCCCAGGTAGATGCGCTCCAAGTACCCGTACCCCATCCATATTGAAAGGTTTGAGCAAGTGGACCGATGACTTCATAAGGTTCAACATCTGTTCCCGTTCCAGTGGAAGCTCCTCCGCCTGTCTCGGTGGATGTCATTACCACATTAAAACTATTGGCGCTTGACGCTTGAATTTCAAAAGCGTTAGTTTCGAAATCACCAGTAGTAAAACTACAACCCGCAGGAATAGTAACATTATCAAAAAGAAGTAAATCGCCTTCTGCTAATCCGTGTGCAGTTTTGTCGATGGTAACGGTACTGGATCCCGTAGTTGAAGTTATTGTGCATGTAGCTATAGTAGAAGCCAAGGGAGTAACATCATAGAAAGCATCTCCTGTATAGATAGCGAGCATTTTATTAGTTCCGATAGCTGCATATTTAGTAGCATTTAGAGCCGACCATGTTGTTAGTGCTCGGCCAGCACCTACTAAAGTATCGGTGGTTTGTTGACTCCAGCCTCCAATTTTTTCAGGGGACTGATAACGAAAACGTACATTATCTCCATCAACCCACTCTCCTTCTGCTTGTGAAGCAGTGGCTTGTTTATTGAATCCTGGCTTTAAGGCTACTTTTTGTAACGACATATTGGATCTATTCTACCATAACTCAACTATTGTTTTAATAGGCTTAGGGGGGTCTATTTATGTGGCACTAAGTAGCTTATTAACTTCTGGTATATATACATATTTTAGTTTACTTTTTTTCATAAGTTCTTCTAGATCTTGGGGAGTCTCTACCAACACTTCCCCTGGCAAATTTAAACTTGTATTAACTAGCATCGGTACTTTGGTTATTTTATGAACTTCTTTTAATAAATTATAATAGTGAATATTTGATTTATCTACAGTCTGTACTCTACATGAATCATCGATAGCATACCCTGTGCGGATGTTTTCTTTATTCTTTAGTTTATAAACTTTCATCATATAGGGAGAATCTTTATTTGTATCAAACCATTTATGAGTTTCCTCTTTTAAACAGCTCAACGCAAAGGGTCTATACCACTCTCGTTTTTTAATTTCATTTATCTTTTTATAAGCTTGTTTACAGGTTGGACTAATTAATAAAGATCTATAGCCTAACCCTCTTTGACCCTGTTCACTTCTGGATTGAAATATAGCCACAGGTTCTTTAAGCAATAATTGAGCCACTTCATTTACAGTTGTTGATCGTGTATTATTAAAGGATAACTTTTGTGGTATTCCTAAATTTATATTATCTATTCTTATTTTATTCTTTGTAAAATAATTAGCTGCTCCTAGACTTATACCAAAGTCGCCATTAAAAGGATCAAAAAAAATATTCCTCCCTTGTTTTTCTAGTTTAGAATTGATCAATACATTTTGAACAACACCCCCTGTGAATAAAATATTTTGATCTTCGTAATCTTTAAAATAACCTAGTACATCTTTTTCAGTACAGAATTGAAGTGTGTATGCTAAATCTTTTATTTTTTGATTTGTTTTTTTAATCTCTGGTATCGGGTCTTTTGGAAAAGCTCTAGAGGTGTATTTCCCGTATAAGGAAAGAGCCATTGTCTTCCCTTCTTTAAACCAACAGTCTCCCATTAATACTTTTGATATTGTTTCATACCTCTTTCCTAACTTTAAAAAAGTTCTTTTATCACAACTTAAGTGTTTATTATAAGTAAAGACAGTTTCGTTTTCATAATCTTTATCAGAATAAAGTGTAGGCTTATTGGCTCCAGCGCCATCCATAACAATCACCTTGCAGTTATCAAATTTATTCCAAGTCAGTGCACCATATGCATGAAATAAATGGTGTTCAGTCTTTCCGTATTGAATAACTTTGACCTTCTGTAATTTATCTATCCACCGTTTAGAAGTATGGAAGATACTATTTAATATATTTACATTATCAAAATATAAGAAGGTAATAATTAAAATATCAAACTCTAGTTTATATAAATAATCTAAAAAATTTTTAGTTATTAAAGCGCTATGTTTTAATCTATTATATCGATCTAACTGTGTATGAAATACTACTTTATTATTCACAACATAAGTGGCAGATCCATCATGATCTAAATGGAGAGATAGGATTTTATCCATATCTTATAACTGTAAGATAGTCTTTATGTTTGATAAGGTTTCCCTTTTTATTTCTTAAAAAGTTATCCATAGTTATTTTAATGTAGTCTTTATACCACGGACTTAATGCATCGAATTGTTTTTTAATACTCTTCTTATCAAAATAATCTAAGTTCCATAAAATATGGGCAAAATTATATTCCCAAAATAATTTATATTTTGTTCCTACCATATCTTCTTCAATAGGTAATCGATGCTTCCACTCTTCAAGTTTATAACTTAAGCTATCGGGAAACTTTACGTGCTGATAGTCTTTCCAAAACTTAGAATCATTCCTTTTATTTAAATAATGTATAAGAATAAAGTCTCTAGTGTTCTCCATCATTTCATTATAAATTTTATTGTATTGGTCTATGCTTTTTGAATTGTACTCAATTAAGTAATGTATTAACATAAACGCCTGATTGATAGTATTACCAATTGCCGACGCTTCTAAAGGTTCACAAAAACTAGCACTTAATCCAACAGCTAGACAATTTTTAATCCAAGGGTTTTCTAAAGAACCTGGTTCAAATTTAATATGTTTAGCAATCTCAATTTTTCTATTATATGTTTTTTCTAATTCCTGGTGTGCTTGATCTTTGGTAATGTAATCACTATCAAATATATAACCATTTCCCCATCTACCATAGGTTGGTATTCTAAAGTTCCACCCGTATTTTAAAGCTCTGGCTAAAACAAAAGTATTATAATCCTTTGTATCTTCACTCATAAAAACAATAGCATCTTTTAATCTCATATATGATTTATAGCTATTCCATTTAGGTCGGAATTTACCGATAAGAACTCTCCTGAATCCACTGGAGTCTATAAAAAAATCAGCTTTATATTTTTTAGAACCTATTAATTCTTTGATCCCGTTTTTATCTAAAACAGCGTCTTTAATTTCATCATCTATTATTTTTATACCGACTTCTCTACACTTCTTCTGTAAGAAAGAATTTAATTTAAATGTATTAAAGCTGTATCCTTTTGATTGGTTATTAGAAAAGTCTTGTTTTAAAGTTGTGTAATGTAATTTATTTGGGTTAATATTATTCGATATAGCATATCCATACCCCCCTAAATATTGACCTAGTTTTGTGTGGGTAGATAATTCTTGACTTACTACATGATAATAATCTTTCTTTGTCCAGTTTTGAAGCTTCAGTCCAAACTTAATTGTTGCATCACATTCTCTTATAAACTCTTTAAAATCTATTCCAACGAATCCACAGAACCTATCCCAGGCGTTTTCTACTCCCTCACCCACACCAACAATACCTATCTTAGCAGACTTAATTAGTGTGAGGTTTATATTATTAAATCTTTTTTTAATTATTAATGCAGTAGTAAGACCAGCAGATCCCCCACCCACTATAATTATATTTTTCATAAATTAAATACCAAACCTATTCTATTTTCCTGCGTCGGATGAGCGGGAACTTCATGATACAACCAGGCTGGCCACATTAATAAATTACCCACCACTGGTACATATTTTATTGTTAACCAAGTATTTAAATTTTCTTTCTCTTTGGCTGGCCAAGGATCATATTCTCTTATATGAACTGGATCATTAAATAATATAGGTGCTGAATTAGGAGGAACTTTTAAATATAATATCCCCGATAATTTATAATTATGAATATGTCTTTCTTGAAAAGAACCTTTATTTAATTCAGTGGCAAATACGTAAGGATTAAATTTTTTTGATAATTTATCATAATCAAAACCTAGCTGTGTTACAAAAATATTAGCTACACTCTTCAAGTATTTTACAAAACCCTTAAACTCTTTTTGGGTAGCCAAATTAATATCGGTGTCGTAGGTTGTCTTGCCTAAATAAAACCGATCTTTATTTATATTTTTTTTCTTTAAATATTTTAGCGTAGGGTCTAATAATTTATCCGCCCACTCTTGAGCATTGCCTGAATAAACAGGAGAACTAAACCACTGTTGAATGATATGGTTATTTGGGCCTTTGGTAATCATGTGGTATTCCTAGGTATGGTCTTCTATCGTATCTGTTTTGTAGAGCTCCTTTTGTTTTTGCATTATTATAATGTAAAAACACTTGAGCACAGTCTTTCCCAGTAAAGGGTTCTCTCCAATGCTCTAATACGCTCCCCTTATAAATTAACATGTCTCCTCGATTTAAATTTATTTTAGTTCCTCTTGTATTTGTTTTTTTAGAAATAAAAATAGGCCATCTATCTCCTCCTAAAAATAATGTAGTTGAAACTTCACAACTAAACCTATCTCTGTGTCTCTGTAAAATATCTCCTTTTTTATATAGTCGAGCGTATGTATAATTTGGATATAAACTTAACCCTGTGGCTTTCTCCATTGTTTTGTGAAGGGCAAGGAGTAAAGTTTCAAAAGCTATATCAGAATAATGCGCATACGTATTTGGAATTTGACTATCGCCGTGTTTTCCATAAGCTGCTTCATGAAGAAAATTCCATTTATTATAGTATAAAAATTTAGATACTTCTCTTTTTAATAAAAAATAATTATATAAAAATCTAGCTGTAGATTGAGTTATAACTTTAGGTAGTATTTCAAAATTATGTTTTTTAAATTTATATTTCATATTTTTAATTCAGACCTATGCTCTTTCATCCCAATTTCACCCCTAATAAAACAATTAAAAGCTAGGGTTATTCTTTCTTTATTATTCTTATTTAAACGAACTTCATGTCTAAGCCTAGATGGAAATAAGGTTAAAGTATGAAGTTTATTGCTAATGGTATGTATATTGGTATTTATGGGATTTACTTCATCCCACTCTAATTGAAAATAAGGAAAAACAGTATTTGCATACTCTCTATCAATATCACAAAAAGTATTTTCTTCCCCATCTATATAAAAAGTTCCGCTAAGTAAACTATTAGGATGGTTATGCATATGATGATAACTTCCTTTGGGATTAAAATTAAACCAAGATTGTGTCACTACTAATCTTTGTTTTTTATTCATTTTCAAAATCTTATAGGCAACATTATCTAGCTCTTTTTGTATAAAAGAGTTCATATATTTTAATTTCTTATCTTCTAGTACATAAGAAGAATTTGTTATGTAATTTTTACCTAAATTAACTCTACTTTTTTCTTTATATGATTTTATATATTCTATTTGTTTATTGGTAAAGGGATAAGGATCTGATCTATAAAAAAATAGTGGGAAAATTAAATCAACACTCCACATACTACCTCCAGGGATAACCTAAAGACCAACATACTAAACTATATCTTGTTCCTTTTAAAACAGGAGTAACTCTATGCCAATTAAAAGAAGGCATTACAATAACTGTTCCGGGTTCTCTTAATTCCTTTAAAGTTATTATCCTTGAAACATCGTATTGGTCCTTAGTTTTTTTAGTGAAATCTATATTTTTATCTCTTAAATCTATTTGAAAATCCCCACCTGTATATTTAGATCCATCCGATAAACTAATGGTTGTGCTAAGTTTTCTATATTTTCCTCTATAATTTAAATTTGCATAATCCATTGGATAGGGATCGGGTGTCCCATCTTGGTGCCAATTATAATGTTGATTTAAACCATACTTAGTAAATTGACAGGCTTCGGTAAAATCCCAATCAAAATTCCAACCCGCTTTCTGATTGGCTGTATAAATATAAGGATGAATTAAATCGTAAAGGTCTGGCTCACTTGTAAAGATAACTTTAGAGTCTCTAATATTTTTTTTCTGACCTTTGGTTGTTCCTTCTTTTAATTTTGTTTTAGAATATTTTTTAATTATTTTATTACAGGTTTCTAAAGGAATCGCTCCCTTAAAATAGTAGTAGGAATGGTTGAGATTCATTACCTCTTAGAGCAGGTCCAAGTCATAGAGACCCTATTCTCCTTGTCTAAGTTTCTAGT